TATACCTTAGTTCTTGAATACCTTTTTGTGGTGATTTGTCATCAATAATAACATGATAGAACATTCTTCCATCAACATACCAACGACGAAAAATATCATGGCCCATATTTCCAAAGTTTAATAGCTTTAGAATATATTCAAATTCTTCTCTAATTTTCTTTTTGATTTGATCGGATTGTTTTAATTCGTCGGTGTTGATTTCTACACCGTTACCTCTATCTTCATTTACTATAGCCTCATTAACAATATCATCAATTGCACCCTCAATTTCAGGTTGCATTGCCATTTCTCTATATCTTGTAATGAGTTCAATTTCATTACGAACAACACCATCTAAGTCTACATAAGTGCCGTAATAGGCACCAGACTGTATGGTAACCGCACCATCATCACTTTGAGGGAGAGCAAATGTTTTATTACGCTCATCCTCTTGCTCAGACTTTTTGCGGTTTATTTCAAATCCGAAAAGTTTTATGGCCACAGAGTTTTCTCCAAAGAGTACAATATTAGGGGAAAATAATCCCCTAATATATATACAATATTAAATAATTGATACGTTACGAGACGGTGGAGAAAGACCCGTACCGTTTGAATCACCAACTGTAGATTCCCACCACTGATAAGCAAATGTTACAGCATATTCTTCAATTGTATCGTTTGCACCCCAATCTAGTTCAATTGGAGAAATATCAATTGGAAACATACCGATGAAGCTATAAGATTTTAATGCTTCGCCTGTCTTACCATATTGAATAACATGCGCGTCTCTTTGATACTCAGATGGATTTAGAAAAGTTGCATTTCTTAAGTTGTTTCTATGAGAATTTAACGCATTCATCCAAAGTTCCATTGCATTACGAATCTTGAAGTCTTCATCATTTATGATAGTAACTGTCCATTCTGTAAATGTTCTGTTGCCGGCAAACTTCAATTCACGACCAAAGTATGGTACTGGAATAGCGTTTACTGTAGAGCCTGGCAATTGTGCTGCTCGGCAGAAAAATGTAAATTGTTCAGCAATACCTAAACCGTCAGAACCAGTTCTAACGGCCGCAGCGGCAATCTCAGGAAAAGTCATGCGGCATTCAAATAAATTTGGACGAGCGCCGTCCAAAGTCATCGCTGACCTAAACTGTTGAATATTAAAAGGCATCTATTTTACTCCTGATTGTTCTTATTCTAAAAAAGAAGGTTGACAATTATCTACTTTTTATTTATAATCCTTTAATTTTGATATATACTATGTAAGAATAAAATTTTACAGAAAGGCTGAATAGATGATATTGGATATTTACACGGAAGTTTTAATTGTTGCTGCAACAATGAACTATTGGGTTTCGAAAGGATACACAGCTAAAGTCAACACGAAAATTCAAGTGAAAACTGAAGATTTACCTGAAAAATCAAATATTCAAGTTAATTGTAAATGCAATTCATGTGGAAGAAAATATCTTCAGAGATATAGCAGAAACAAAGAGATTTGTGGTAGTTGCGTTTTATCGAATAGAATGAAGAACAATGATTATTTTAAACATAAAAAACCAAAGTTGATTCCTCCTTCAAAAAAAGAATTTATCAAGCAACTAAACTCTTTTGATATGAACAAGTCAAAATTAGCCATCCATTATAAAACAAGTGTGACGACTATCAATCTTTGGTTGAAAAAATATGATATAACTCTTGAAAAACACATTGGAAGAAAATATTTCAAGTCGGCCGATCAAGAATTGAAAACTGTCAAAAAAATACAACAAAAGGTGAAAGAAGGTAAGATACTATCCGAGATATCTAGAGAATTGAATTTGCCAAGACATATCATTTCTATGCTTAGAGAGAAATCATCAATAGAAATAAAGACGTTTTTTGATGTAACAAAAGATCAATATCAAGATGTTTTGGATAAAATGAGTTTTTACACTGAAGAAAACAAAAAGAAAAATCTCAAAACGATAGCAGATGAAAATAATATCTCTATTGAACACTTGAAAAAAGCATTCAGGGAAAGTAACGTAAATGTTCGGCTCCACTCATATAATAAATCAAAAGGTGAATTGGAAGTTCAAGAATTTATTCAAAGTTTAGGTGAAACTTGCTATTCAGCGATGATTGATAAAAAATATGAGATAGATTGTTATGCGCCAAACAAGCGATTTGGATTAGAATATTGTGGTGAATTTTGGCATAGGTATGTCAAAACGAAAAATAACAAATACTATCACAAGAAAAAAATGGAATTTATTAAAAACAAAAACATCACTATTCTGACCATATTTGAGTCTGAATGGATATCGAAAAAGTCTATAGTTGAGTCGATAATTAGATCCAAACTTGGGTATACCCATAAAATACAGGCCCGAAAGTGCCAACTCAAAACTATCGGTAAAAACGAAGCAAAGATATTTCATGAAGCAAATCATATTTCAGGTTATTCGAATAGTTCAATCAATCTTGGATTATACTATGGCGATAAACTTGTATCTGTATTATCTATGATAAAGTCAAGATTCGATAAAGAATATGAATATGAGATATCTAGATTTTCTTCATTACTCGGTCACACTGTTGTTGGTGGATTAAGTAGGTTATTTTCTTATTTTGTCAAAACATATAACCCTAAATCGTGTATGACATATTCTGACTTGAGATTTGGTGAAGGCAAGTCTTATGAAAAAATAGGGTTCAACTATATTAGAAACACGGTACCAAACTACTATTATTACCATAAAAATAGAATGTATTTGGAATCTAGAATGAAATATCAAAAACACAAATTAGTTCAGCTTCCTGAGTATTCTCCCAGTAAAACAGAACAAGAAATTATGATTGATGCTGGATATTATATCTTATATGATTGCGGAAACAAAAAATATGGGTGGAGAAACCCCACCCATATTGTCGAAAATGTTTAGTTGGCCAAATGTTTAAAAACGCCCAACCACTTCGTCGAAGCTTACACCAGTTCGGACAGCTACGAAATTCAACTGGATAAAGTTGATTGAACGCGCTGGCTTAATATAGATATCGCCAATGAATTCGTTACGGTCGATAACTTCTGGAGTATTGTTTGTTTCGTCGCAAACTACTCTGTAATCAAAGATACCGCGACGACCCTGAACGTCTCTCAAGTAAGGTTCAACTAGAGCTATGAACTGTGCGCGTGTGAAAGCATCATTGAATTCGAATAGTGAGAACTTAGCTGCTCTTGCAATTGCTTTTTCAAGAACAATAAACAATCTACGAACATTGATGCGATCAAATGCTGATGGCTTTGAAAGCATTGTCTTGTCACCAAATAGAATTGTTCCTTCGCCTGGGAATGAAACAACAGGATTAATACCATTCTTGTATAGTTCATCACGATCTGTCTTGTCTGGATTCCAAGCAAGTCTTACAACATTACGGATTGCACCGCGATTGAAACCAGCTGGAGAGAACCATGGATCACGCTCAAAGTCTGTTCTTACGCATAGGCCAGCGATGTCACCGTTTAATGGAATCCAACGATAAACGTCATTGTACTTGTCATATTGATATTTCCAGTTACAATCCATTACAGCATAAGATGTAGACTTGTTGATTGTGCTGTTTTTATAGCTTACACAATCTGCTTCTTCATTACCACCACTGTTTACTACATCTTGTCTACGAGGAGAAACAAAAGCTACGCAATCTTTTCTATGTTCTGCAATGTTGTCAATAACATGCTGAACAACTACTGAACTGTGATCGGATGTTAAGACTAGTGAAACATCAATTTCATCAGCATTCTTGAACTTATCATAACCTCTAATGATGTCAGCAGTTACAGCAGAAGTTAAAGCTCCTGAAGTAAGGGTAACACCATAAGCTGTATTAGATGATCCAAATGTCAACGAAGAATTGGTTGAACCCCAGTTAGAAGCACTCAAGGTTAAACCTAAACCTGTATCAGGGTGTGACAACCACCAAAGATATCTTGAACGGCTATTGATAACATCTTTATAGTAGTTTGATGTACCGTCTTCTAGTTTTGCATCTGATGCTTTAGATACATATGCAAATCTTTCAATAACAGTATTTGCTGTTCCGCTTATCTTACCATCTGCATCTATGACAGCAATGTGTAACTCATCATTGAAACCGTTTTTATTAGAAACATATGTTGATGTTCCTGGAGCACCATCAAAGAAACCATTATAGGTCCAAGAATTAAAAGAAGTTGTATTTTGACCTGCAAAGATTTCAACTTTGAGTGAATTTCCTAGTACACCTGGATACTTTGCTGCCCAAACGCCATTGGTATTAGCACCACTTGAATGATTTTCTTCGTAATCTGTTTCATTCTCAATAAAAAGACCGGCTGAGTTTGCAGTAGAGTTAAAACCTGTGTTTGCTGTAACTCTAACTACTTTCAAATTTCTTGCATAGGATAAGAAATTGGCCGCAGTAAAGAAATCGGTGAAGTTATCGCTGTTAGGTGTGCCAAAAGTATTTACTAATTCTACTTCGCTTGAAATTGTGCGAATCTCATTGACAGGGCCCCAAGTAAAATCGCCTACAAAAGCACCTTCGGTTGTGCCAACCGCAGGGACAATAGTTGTTAGGTCAATCTCTGAGACATTTACGCCTGGAGACAATTGAAATGCCATATTTTTTCTCCTTATATAGTAAAATGGTTACTATTTTTCTCTGTCAATTATTTAGATTTTCATAGTTTTGTACGCCAATTTAGATCATCAAACGGGTATCTTTTCTGTCTATCTTCAAACCAGATGTCGCCATTACTATCAACTTCGTATGCTTTATCGTCCGCACCTTGGTATCCAGATATGATACCAAAAGGAATGATGTCTTGATCCATCAGTTGCAACTGTTCTTCTTGTAGTGTTTTACGAATGTCATTCTGAATATTTTCTCTGAAGTACTTTTGAGCAGTTAGCCAACCAAAATGTACTAGCGTCATAGCCAGATCGTCATTATTACCTTCTTCAGCCTTAAAACTTAGTCCATTTGTTGAAAAGGTTGTTAATTCTGTTATAGTTTCTGAATCATTTATTATGAGCTTGTCAGATTCAATGAGTGTCTTGAGATTGGTACATCCAATCATCTTAGTTTGCTTTGTTGTTTTCAGACCATAAGCAATCTTCTTTTTGAAACCCGGAGTCTGCTGTTGCCCCTGCTTACCCTTCATTTCAATCTTTATAAGATTGTCATAGGCTAATTCATGATGTAAAATATCTGAAACCTGTAGCCCAATACTGTTTATTTCAATTAGAACAAAGGCTTCATTATACATTCTTGCGGCTTGATATATCACCGTTGGGAATAATAACGGTGAAATTTTGTTGTCTTTATACTTAGCTACCTGTCTATATGGAATTTCACTCACATCAAATATTGAAAATGCTGAGTAGTCTAGGCCCTGACCTTCTGCAACGTCTACAGTTATAGTGTAAGTTCTACCAGGTTCTGGCTCTTTGTGAATATCCATGAATCCATCTTTGCGTATAGGATTATGCCATACAAGAGATCGTAACTTGACGGGATGAATAAGTGTATTTGTGGAACCAATGAACTCACAGTTATGAGATAAAATGCCATTAGTGTAGTATTCGTGTTTTTTACCTGCATCTATAACATCATATACAGATTCAGGCAGACTATTTGGATAGATACGAACTATCTTCTTGTAACTATCAGTTGTGTCTATCACATCTCCCTCATAGAGTTTAGATACTTCCATATATCCAAATGGAGTCATAAGTTTATGGTCAGATGTGCAATCTAGTGTGTATCCGTTTTCCAACACGATGCAGAAAGTTTTTCTTTCCTTTTGAACTCTTACACCAGAAAAATCTTCGTATCCATTCTTGGTTTTTATTTCATACTTCGTATTTTTGCCAAACATTTTTCCAACTTTTCTTTAGTATCAATCTTTTTATTGCGGCTGGAGTAGTTCCGTATTCTGAAGCAACTTTGTTTGAGAACGCCCAGTCATAACTCATTTTCAATCCATTACCTTGAACTTTACCAACTTCTTCCAGTTTAGGTTTAGATAAATAGAGTTGAATAATAGAATCAACATTGTCTTCTGTTAGTATTGAGCGACCGTTATTAGAACCAGATAGTTTAGCACTCATTTTCTTCTTAGATTCTTCGGTATGCACCAAATATCCTTTTATATCCTTGTTCCAAGGAATTTTACCTAACTTCTTCTCTCTCATTATTCTTTTTGCCTCATCTGAGTGGCGACAACCGAAGTGGCCATTTTTATTGCCTTTGCCTCCACCGCCATAAGGAACATAATTGTCAAATAGTTCATAAACACCATCATCTTCATAGACAGAGCCATCCCATTCAATACCAAGCGCATCACAAAATGTTTTATAATTCATTTTATACTTCTTTTAGAGTATTTAGTAATCCTATGAACTCACATTCGTTCATATAGTTCTTCAATGGTCAAAGTTTCTTCTTTTCCTGTTTCTTTATTTCTAACATTAACTAAAGTTTTACCAGAAACACATTCAAACTCTTGACGGAACTGGTCGGGTGATGTGTTACGAATAGTCTGTTCTTTCCATTCTTCTGTACGACCAGGTACCATGCTCCAATGGATCTCAATTGGAATATACAAACTGCGCTTCTCAATCGCTTCTGTCCACATGCGATAGAATAGATTCAAACCGTTTGGTGTAGAAACGATGATGACCTTCGTTGTGTTACCAGACGAAATTGTTGGATAGGTAGACATAAAGAATGCTTCTGCGATGTTATTTGGAACGAACGCAAACTCGTCAAGGAAAATGACATTGAACGAACGGCCACGAACAGATGAGCCAGATGTTGAGTCTGCCACTGCTCTGGAGCCATTAGAAAATTCTAGAGAGCCTTTGTTCCATTCTTTGACGCCTTGCTGTAGAAAGCGAGGTAAGTATTCAAATGCAAGTTGGAGTCTACCCATGATTTCGCGGGCTGTAGAAGATTTGTTAGCAAGAATGGCCACATTAACATTCTCGTTGAACAGAATAAAGTGTAATAAAAATGCAACAGATGTTGTCGTATTGTGCGAAAGTATTCCATTTGTATAAAATCTATGATCATCAGAATCAACAGTCAAATCAAACATATGACTTTTCTTGTCTGTTTTTATAACAGAAACGACTCTTTCTACACCATTTTCTGTCAAAACTTCATCGTCGATTTTTAGATTTTTGACAAAGACTTCTGTGCCATCTGATCTGAAAGCGATGTGGTCATCAGCACACACTAGACGATGTGATTCTGTTTCAAGGATCCACTCGTCATATTCAACAGTTTTATATAAGTGTGTTGCTGACTTCCAACCAGAATCAGTAAAGACTTCTATTTCGTCAAGTTCAATACAATCGACAAACTTTCTTTCTATTGTGTCAGAAAGTCGAGACACATTTGCACGATATCTTTCGGATTTTGCTTGAAGTCTTCTTCTTTCACTCTCATCAGCGAGAACCCGTTCTCTTCCAACATAATCTGTCTGTCGATTTCTTTCTGTGGTGTAGTTACTGATTTGCTGTGCCAGTATGTTCCATCGAACTCGATAATCTTCTTTTTGTTCAGATCGATGAAGTCTGTCAAAATATTCTTGCCGTTGCTCAGTTTCAGTCTGTACTCTTTGTTTTTGTATTCCATCATATCCGAACGTTCCCACTCCGCAAAGTAGACCGTCTCCGACTGATACGTTTCCATAATCGATTTGAACAAGACTTGAGATATTTTTGAATAGTTTTGCTTTTTGAAACTCTTCATCCATCGTTCTTGTCGATTGGACCAGACCTCTTTGCCCTTCTCTTCTCCATACTTCTTTATACATTTCTCTAAAGAAAAAGTTGATTGTCTCAAAGAAAGAAGTCTCTTCGCTTCTTCTAAATCTCCATTGGTCTTCTTGAGCCAGTATTCTATCTTTGTGTTGTCTCCGTTTCTTTCTTGTCTGTTTTTTCTCGCTTTGTCTTTGCTTTCTTGAATATTGTGATCTGCTTTGTAATATTTCTCGGAAAATGGAGAGTATTTGCCACCATGTTGATATGCCGGATTCAGTTCTCCTAAAATCCTTTTCGATTGGCCTTCCAGATACGTCTGTGATCTCAGTTGAAAATGTTTGGTATATTCCGCTGCCGTCGTTCCGTGAATCCGAACGTGAGAGGTCAAGTCTGCCGCCATCAGACCACAATAATGGCATTTCACAAAGTCCTTGCCTTCTGTCTTGTCTTTGAACTTCTCTTCTTGCTTCTTTATTTTGTAATCGAGGGCTTTCTGTTGCTTCTCTGTCAAACCTTGCATAAAGTTCTCCTACTGTAATGTCTGATACGATACCATTTTCTCGTATCTTGATTACAGTATTTAGTTCAAAACACTTCCCAACCTGACGAGGTAGTTTACAAATGGAGAAGCGATTTTCATGAAAGGATTTAAGCATGTCTTGTTGAAAATCCCACATTTCAAATGGCATAAGACCGCGATCAACGTTGACAATTTTCATATATGTGCAAGCAAAGTAAACAGGGTCATTCGCACACTTGATAAACTCATCAATCTCTTGCTGAGTGAATGCGTGTTTCCAATCTTCGCGAGGAAGATTTGGGTTATTGTTATATCCTCTACTCATTTTGGTGACTCAAAGTTATGTGATCCATCTGGATTTACAAAATAATGTCTAATAGATAATCCACCAAGTTTCTTTCTTGGTTTGTCCATATCATAAGAACCGTCTTTTCTTCTCAGAGCAGATAATCTAACTCCAGCTCTTTTATTAGGTTGAGTATCGCTCATTTTATCTGGATGCAAAAGTCTAATGTTTTCATGCGGAACTTTTTCTACGGACAACGAAGGCGCTCTTGCATTTACTGCTGCTCGTCTTCTGTGATTACCATCTACGATACTCTGAACACTAGAATCAGCAGGATGTTCTGTACCTAAAACTGGTGGAAGTTGTGTTTTCTTTTTTGCAATAACTTTTCGCATTTTGTTTATATACTTCTTCTTTTGTTGCCTAAAGTATAGCGTATCTTTGAAAGGTTCATTACCTACTGTTTTTTCAGTAGGATGATCAATGACTTCGCTTTCTTTGTCATCATTACGAATCCATGAACCTGCGCCCTTAGGACCCATTTGAACTTGTGCTGCTTCTGATACAAACTCTTTAAACGTCTTCATTCTTCTGTTCCTTAATCTTCTTCAGCAAATCAGAAGGTTTACCAACAAATACTGCTTTTTCTACAGTTATGGATGGCTCATCTCTTCTTGATCCTCTCAAGTCTTTTGTCTTTTTCTGTAAATCGTACAAGTCTTTCGTGGTATCGGCGATGGTTCGCATCATTGTAGCAAGGACCTCATACGCTCGTGGAGACTCAGATTCCTTTGCAAGGTCAGTCAAGTTTTCCATAGCTGCATTACCCTTGTCTATCAGCGACCGAAATGTCTTACGTGACAGATTGTAGTCTGCTTTGATATCATCATCTTCATGCGGCGTATTGATAACTTCAACCTGCTTAGGCGGTATAATCTCTACAGCATTTTCAATACCAAGTGCTTCACTTAGTGCATCATTTGTCTTACTCATTCTGTCTCAGGCCATTCCACAATTGTCGTAGTATAACCATAATCATCTTCTGGTTCTGCTGTTTCTGGATTTGGAACAATAGTTACATTAGCCAATAGCAGAGGTGAAGCAACAAAGCTTATAGCATTATATGAAGCATTTGTAGAAACTGCTTTTATTGTTGAGTTAACTCTAAACTGTCCCTGTGCGCCGCCTATTACAATTCTGCCATTGTCTGCGTTCCAATTAACTACGCGACCATATGCTGTTGCTGTTTCATATGTTGGACCTTGATAAACAATATCATCAAGTTTGAAAGTTCCGCTATTTCCTGAACCTGTGTTAAGTCTAACGATATTACCAGCCTGTAGAGATGGATCATTGTAGATGTTAGTAATAGAACGTCTAATGATCTTTGGAGTGCTGATTGGTCCATAGTAATAGGCTTTTACTGTAAATCCTAAAGTCCAAGAAACGAAACGAACAGCATCAAAATTACCTTCATGTTCTATAACATTACTTACGCTGTTCAGTATGATAGGTGTATCTTTTAGAAAGCCAAGTTCTGGAATAGAATCTATCGTTACAGTATAGTCTGGTGTGAAATAAGGTAATATCTGCTCAACTATATGAGTCCCGTCGTCAACATTTCTCGCATATAATTGTAGCTCAAATGTCAAGTCATAGGGAACGCCCATGTACTGAGATTCTACCCTTGTCGAGGTATTTGCTTTAGCTGATCTTAGAAGACTGTTTTGCTTTCTTGTGGCATCATAATTAAATCCAGCCAATTCAAAAGACATTCTAGGAAGAATAACCTGAACCGGTCTATCTAAATCTGGATCTGCTCTAAGTCTTGCAAAATACTTTTCTTTAGGAGCATATACAATTGGAACTTTGAAACGTTCTATTTCAACACCAGAATCTCTATTTTTTCTAACGATAGATATGTTATTAAACATGTTGCCAAATAAAATAACATATTTGCGCGTTAGTTGGTAATAAAAATGTTGATTTGATAGCATTATGGAACTCCAAACGGATTGATTTCACTCAAGTCAATAAAGTTATTGGCTTCTGTCTGTATAACTCTATTGTCAGAATCATCGTTTGTTATCAAGTCGGCTAGATCATCATACGATGTTACAATATAGTTAGCGTTTGAAGTTACACCCTTAACAGCAATTGATCCATTAAATGTACCCTTAATATTGATAACTTCAAGTTTCTTAGTGGCTGCATTCCAATCTTTTACTTCTGCTGTTACAGTAGCGCCTGTATTTGCATTTGCTCCTTGATATACAATTTCATCTATGTAATAATTACCAGAACCATTGCCAAGAGACAATTCAATTGTGTATGCAATACGATGCTCAATATCATCAATCTCGCTATCACCTGTTTCGAAATCTTCTTGGCTATAGCGGAATACTTCACAACGAAGTTCGTAGATATATGGTGTTCTTTTACCGAGGGCAAAGAACATCAATTCTTCTTCAACAAATTTAATTTCAAATATCTTACCCAAAAGTGGAACAAATATCAAATCACCTTCTCTAGGTCTTCTTGCTATTGTTGAAGGTACGTACCTTTCAAAGGTTCTTCTTGATATAACAAAGTTAGATGTATCTCTTATTTCAAGACCAAATTTAGAGAAAAAATCGCCGTCACCTTCGTAACCTTCAACGTTAGCAAGATACATTTCCATAGTATATGCTCTGCTAAATTTAGCTTGTGGGCTTTCACCAATAATATCATCTGTGGTGTCATAAGCTTCTCTTGGAAGATACTTGACATTATGGCCCATTATTTTAATTGATTCAACAATAACATCTTCCATCAACCTTTGTTCGTTGATGCTTGCAGGACTGAACGAGTTGAAGTAGACCGAAGTTGCACACATTACTTTTTATCCCAGGAAAAAAACCGAAGGCTCTTCAAAAGTGTTCCTAATTTGCTGTTCTAAAACTTCAATTTCTTGGACAGCTTCATCATATATTTGTTGGCCATTCATCATGATACCGCCTGGCAGTTGCATACCACCAAACTTCTTCATATTGTTACCCCATTGACGCTTGATGTATGCAGTGGCCAATTTTTTAAGCATACGATCATTATACACATCTGTGTAGGTATCCGGATCAACTATGATATGGCCCTCTATAACAAGCCATTCTCCAGCACTGGTCATAGGCCAGTTCATGTCGATATAAAGCTTATCGGTGTGTCTATTGAATCTAACTGATTGTTCGCCTGAGAATAGCATATCTAGTGTACGAATATGCTGCATTGTCAGAACATAGTTGACATAGCTCGTGCTGGTAAAGTCATAGAGTTCATGTAGACGCAACTGATAGCGAAGATCAAACATGTTGACAGTTGCATTTGAGGATGTAATTGGAAATATTCGGGTGACTCCAATTATATTTTCAGTAATTGGAATCCACCCGTTGCTTATGTTTTCTTGAGTTAATTGGTGCTTTAGGTACCAACGTTCTACACCATCAAAGTGGAACTGTTGGAAATATTGTAGAGCTTCGTCTATACGATCTTCGACTTGGTCGGGGTCAACGTTCACTTCGATCACCGGAAATCCAAGTTGACGCAAACACCAATCGATAAGTTGTTCTCTACTGGCTGGAATAGACATCTGTAAATACCCTCTTTATAGAGTATTTATGTAAAATAAAATTATACTCACACAGATAATGAACTTTTAGGATAATGAATGCCGTTTGCAATGAGCCGCATGACTCCATTGTCAGTTTGTGTGAAGTGAACATTAGCGACTTTAAGAATGGCGAGCATTAGAGTTCTTTATGATTGTTTTCTTTTATTTATCACATTTTTCTCTAACACTTCTATTCTAGACTTCAGTTCTTTGATAGACTCGACCAAATGACCGATGAGAGCATCATAGTTTAGCGAGAGTGATAGATTGTTGGTTGATACGATTTCTGGAATGATATTTTGAACTTCTTGTGCGATGAGACCAAACGATGACTTCTCAGATTCTTTCCAAACAAACGAAACACCACGGAGCTTAGAGACAGTATCCAGAGCATATTCAATGTTTTGAACGTCAGTCTTATATTTGATGTCAGATGTTGAGTTGAAATCCAGTGCGTTGACGGTGTTGCCGACAGATACAATACCCGTAATATTCGCTGTGCCTATAATGTGAAGATTAGAGGTAGGCGCTGTGATGCCGATGCCTACATTACCACTGACAATCAGATCGCCAGCAAAGACAGAACCCGACACATTTGGCAGTGCAACATTCGCCTTTACAAATGCAAGATTTGCAACATCACGGGCAGTATTTGCTTGGAGGTAGGCAGTATTCGTTTGACCAAACGCATTCTGACCTATTGTCGTTGCAGTCTCAACCGCTGTATTCGTTGGAATTCTAAAGTAGTTTGTTCCGTCATTGGTAAATGTCCAATTGTCAGTTCCTTCATTCCAAATCAAAGCAACATTGGCTGATGAACCGCGATTGATTTCTAAACCAGCATTCTCAGATGGAGAGGAAGCAGCGGGTAGGTCAGCATTCAGTGTCAGAATGTTATCACCAATTAGCAAATGAATGGTGTTGGCATATGATGTCTGCCCAGATACAGTTATGTTACCAGAAACAACAAGATCACCAGCAATTGTACCACCAGAAAGATTCAGTTTTGTGTTGGCCACATCGTAAATAGTGTTAGCGTGTGTTCTAGCTGTGTTAGCCTGGTCAAATCCTGCATTAGCAGTCAAATGAGCAGTGTTAGCGTGTGTTCTAGCTGTGTTAGCCTGGTCAAATCCTGCATTAGCGTGTGTTCTAGCTGTATTAGCCTGGTCAAATCCTGCATTAGCGTGTGTTCTAGCTGTATTAGCCTGGTCAAATCCTGCGTTTGCGTGTGTTCTAGCTGTGTTAGCCTGGTCGAAAGCAGCATTGGCAGTCAAATAAGCAGTGTTAGCATGAACTCTTGCTGTATTAGCCTGGTCAAATCCTGCGTTTGCGTGTGTTCTAGCTGTGTTAGCTTGGTCAAATCCTGCATTAGCCACAAAGAATATAGAATTAGCCAAATCAACATAGTATTCACCTGCTACTGTGACAAGATGATTTGTTGAATTACCTATATACAGTTTTTTATCAGCAAATGAGTAATACAGTTCGCCGTTGGACAATGATGTTGTGTTGTTTGTTCTTTTTATCTTTATGACTGTATTTGTGCCGTCTATAGATGGCAGAGTGTTTACAGTAAAATTGGCACCGCTTGAAGTATAATAGAGGACATCACCATCTTTTATACCACTTGGAATAACCACATCCAAAAGATCACTCAACTGCTGTGGTCTTCCTAGTGCTGCTAGTCTTACTACAAGTTGTTGGCTGCTCATTTAGTTACCTCGGGTGTTACCGTAGCTGTTTCTTCTAATAATCTGGTTACCCGTCTAGTTGGATCTGTCATTTTAACATCAAATATATATCTGTCCGACTTCATTGCTGCGGTGGAGTGTGCGTCTATTGATATATTTATGATGCCCTCTGTTCCATTGATGATTGTAGATGTAAAACTGGCATATGTGTTGGTTGCATAACTTCTTTTGTTTCTAGAAACAACATCGTATCCTAAAAGATCAGCCTTTGAGTTTGTAGAATCATCAATGGCGTATAAGTTAAGATTGAAGTTGGCCCCCTGGTCCATAAAAAGTTCTACATAAGCGGACATAGTTGATTATGTTACCTTCTTTGTTTTTGTGGTGGTCTTGTCATTCAACTGCTTCTTCAGTTTCTCCACTTCTTCTGAAAGTTCCTGCACAGCCTTTATAAGAATAGGGTATGTCTTCATTGGGTCTGCTTCCCACCTCTCTGGATTGTCTTTGTGAACCAGTCTGGTATAGAAATGTGAATCGTACTTGACTTCCAGTTCGTCCAGTTCTTGTGCGATGAAGCCAAAGTCTTTCTTGCCCTTGGCAGTACCATCACGTCTATTCCAATCGAACTTGACGGGTCGCATATCCCTAATGAAGTTGAGTCCAAACGGAATGTCTTCAATGTTTGTCTTGTCGCGAACATCTGAGAGTGACGAGATTGAAGTATCGTTGCAGCGTAGGTCATCAACAGAGGCGTTACCCAGTGTGAACGAGTTTGATGTTGTGGCAGAAGGTGGTTCAGCATCGTAACCCAAGCAGGTATTATTGGAACCTGTGGTAATTGTGGAACCTGCATCATGACCAAATGCTGTGTTATTGATACCTGTTGTGTTGGAGTATAATGCAGCCTGACCAACTGCTGTGTTTTGAATACCTGTTGTGTTGTTTTGTAATGCAGCCCGACCAACTGCTGTGTTATAGACACCTGTTGTGTTGGAGTATAATGCAGCCTGACCAACTGCTGTGTTATAGGCACCTGTTGTGTTGTTTTGTAATGCAGCCTGACCAACTGCTGTGTTTTCGACACCTGTTGTGTTGGAGAATAATGCAGCCCGACCAACTGCTGTGTTTTCGACACCTGTTGTGTTGGAGAATAATGCAGCCTGACCAACTGCTGTGTTATAGGCACCTGTTGTGTTGGAGTGTAATGCAGAACGACCAACTGCTGTGTTTTCGGTACCTGTTGTGTTGGAAAGTAATGCAGCATAACCAACTGCTGTGTTATTGACGCCTGTTGTGTTGGAGTATAATGCAGCAATACCAACTGCTGTGTTTTCGGTACCTGTTGTGTTAAATTGTAATGCTTGATAACCAACTGCTGTGTTATAGGCACCTGTTGTGTTGGAGAATAATGCAGCCCGACCAACTGCTGTGTTATAGGCACCTGTTGTGTTGGAGTATAATGCAGCCTGACCAACTGCTGTGTTTTGAATACCTGTTGTGTTGGCGTATAATGCAGCATAACCAACTGCTGTGTTTTCGACACCTGTTGTGTTGGAGTATAATGCATTTAAACCAACTGCTGTGTTATAGGCACCTGTTGTGTTGTTGAGT